CCTGATGGACCAATGCAAGGTTTAACTGCCTGCGCTAATGGTGTTTTTGCAGGTTTCACTGGAAAACGTATTTGTTTTTCAGAACCTTTTTTACCTCATGCTTGGCCTGTAACTTATAGAATTACACTAGAAGACGAGATTGTAGCTATAGGCAGCACAGGTAATGGGGTTATGGTTGGAACCAAAGGCCGTCCTTATTTGATTGTTGGTACTGACCCACAAGCTATGAGTGCTATAAGACTAGAAGCTGCTTTAGCTTGTTTGAAAAAAGAATCTTTTGTAGATATGGGCGCTTATGTTATGTATGCCTCTCCTGAGGGGTTAGTTATGGCAGCGGGCTCAGACATACGAGTAATAACAGAGGGCATAATATCTCCAACCCAATGGCAAAGTCTATATTATCCTTCAACTATTCGTGGGTTTTTATGGGAAGGAAGATATGTTGGCTTTTACAATACAGGCTCTGGTTTCGGTGGGTTTATGTTTGACCCTAGGGGAGGCGCTAATGCTTTTGTAAATCTTACAGCTAGTGCTGAGATACGTGGCGGACATACTGACCCAGATACAAATGAACTTTATCTAATAATAGATGATGATATAAAACAGTTTCAAGGAGATACTAGTTCTTTTGGCACAGGAATTTTTAAGTCAAAAGAGTTTGTGCTACCTAAGCCAACAAGTATGGGCTTTGTTAAAGTTGAGGCAGAAGCTTATCCTGTTACAGTGAAAGTTTATGGAGATGGTACTTTGTATTACAATGCTACTATTTCAACAAGCGGTAGTATCTTTAGTGTTACTGGCTCTTCTCCTACTTCTTTTAGTGCTACTGACCATGCAGAGCCTATTTTAAGACTACCTGCTAAATTACATAAAACTTATGCTGTAGAAGTGCAATCACAAAAAACAATCAATGAGATTTGTATCGCAGAATCTATGGATGAACTAAGGGGTATCTAATGGCTACTACAGGCACTAAAGTCCCTGGCTTAAAAAATATACCTGCTAGTGTTGATAAAGAGTTACGAGCTACTTTAGAAACTATGAAGGAGGCTCAAGAGATACGACTTGGGCGTAGAGGAGACCCTAGAGATAGGGCCATAACTTTAAGAGAACTTATTGAGAGTGGCTTAGCTAAAGAACTAAAAGACAATCCTTTTGACCCTAATGCAGGAGCAGGAGCGTCTGATTTTGGCCCACCAGGGACAGATGATGGTGACCTTACTATTCCTCCTGCCCCTACAGGTTTCGAGGCTAGGGGTGTTTTTACAAGTGTTAATCTTAGTTGGGATAAACCTACTTTTACTAACTTTTCGTATGCTGAAATATTTAGGTCAAAAGATGATGACGCTGCAAGTGCAGTTTCTATCTCTACTACTAGTTCCTTTTTAGCAACAGATGAAGTTGGTTACAATCAAACTTATTATTACTGGGTCAGGTTTGTAAGTAGTGCTGGAGTACCTGGGCCTTTTAGTAATAGTTCTAAAGCTGTAACTTCTATAGATATAGGGGACGTTATGGATGAACTTACTGAAGATTTGTCTGCTTTGCCTGGTTACAGCACTATAATAGGTCTTATTGATGATGGCACTCTTTTTATAAGAAGTTCTTCAGAACCAAGCACTAGGGCAGATGGAAGTGCTATAAAAGTAGATGATGTATGGTTAGATACTGATGATGACCAACTCTATGTTAGAAACTCAAGTAATAACGCTTGGGTCAAAGCAAGAGATAGTGCTATCAAAGCAGATATAGATAGTTTAGTAACTGCGTTGAATAGTGCTAATAGTGGAAGTGATACAACTTTAAGCGCAGCTATACAAAGTGAACGACTTGTTCGAATCGCTGCAGAAGCAACTAAAGCAAGCGCTACCGAACTTAATACCTTAACTACTAATGTTAACAATATTTCAGCTAATGTAACTAGTGTGTCAAATGCAGTGGTAGACGGAACTTCTGCTAGGGCAGCTCATGGACTTTCGGTAGATGCAAACGGGGCGATTGCTGGTATGTACCTTATAGCTAACTCAAGTGGCGACTTACAAAATAATACTAGTAGCTCCGCTATAATATTTAAGGGAGATTCATTTGCTATATTTTCTTCTGATGCGGGGGCTCAAAATGCCGATGGTGGTAGTGGTAATGCTTACTCACCTTTTATAGTTAGAACTTCAGATACTACAATAAATGGGGAGAGCGTACCAAAGGGCGTTTATATAAGAGATGGTTTTATAGAAAATGGCTCTATAGTTAGTGCCAAAATAGGTACTTTAGATGCCCAAAAAATTACATCAGGATTTTTGTCTGTGTCTGAGAGAATTGACGCAAATACTATAGAAGCTAGTAAATTAAACGTTGATGACTTGTCATCCATTACAGCAGACTTTGGTACTATGACTTCAGGCACTATAAATGCTAGCAATGTAACAATTACAAATTTATTTGCTAGTAAAATTTTAGGAGATATTCTTAAAGTAACACCAATAGATTTTAGTCCTAACACTACTTTGACTAATGGAGCAGGGTATGCAGATATTGGAAGTTTTATGCAATTAGCAGCACCTGACCAACAAACAGGGTCAGGAGTAACCCGTACACATAAAGGTGTAATTATATTGATGATAGTAGGTCGATTAACTGCCTCGGGTGGTGGTGAGTTAGACTTACGATTACATCAAGTTGCTGCAGGCGATAGTATTGCTAGTGCAAACTCCTCGATTATTGCTGAAACTTCACAAGACCATAATTTTTCTTCTGGTAATGTATCACAAGTAGTAATAGCTGTAGATGATACAGCAAGGTCAACTACTCATTTTTATTCTTTAAGAGGACAAGGAGATAGTGCAACCTTTGTTATAGATAGAGTAGAAGGGGTCGTTATAGGAGTGCCGCAGGCTTAGTATGTTTGGTAAGTGGGAAGATAATAAAATTACAGTTTATGGACCTGCTACTACAGAAGCAGGCTGGTACCCGATTGTAAAACAATATAGTTCAATTGATTACAATACAGAACAAGTTGAGTACTCTTTAGTAGGTAATGAAATACATGCTAATAAAGTATCTAAAAACAATAATGAAGAAACTTTAGCAATTTTACGTGGTCAAAGAAATAAGTTATTAACTCAATCAGATTGGACTCAGATTCCTGATAGTCCTTTGTCTGACTCTAAAAAAATAGAGTGGGCAACTTATAGACAAGCTCTTAGAGATTTACCCGCTACTTATTCAAGTATTACTAATATAAATCAAGTAACTTGGCCTATCCCTCCTGAGTAATTTGTGATAAGCTTTTGAATATGAATATCGGTATCAACAAACCAAATGAGATGGTTACAGATTATGCTGATTCTTTACCTTACAAAGATGTATGTAAAGCTGTAAGATATAATGTGCCTAATCATGATGGCTATGTTCCAGGCGTAAATGCTGGAGATGATGTTAATTTTGTTGATATGAAACCTGTTCCAAAAAAAGGAGGCTACTAATGGGAATGCATAAGGGCATGAAAAAGAAGAAGAAATCTTCATCCTCAATGAAGAAGAAAAAATCTTCAATGAATAAAAAAATGAAAAAGTCTAAGTCAATATACGGCTAAGGATATTAAAATTACTAAGTTAGAACTATATAAAGCACAAAGGGTTGTGTATGTTGGACAACGCTCCAAAGCTGCTATTAATCTAGAAGTTTATACTTCTGACCCAAAAAGCATACCTGAACACGTAGACTTTCAAGAGGGATTAGATAAATTAATCTACGAATTAGCAGAGATTAATGATAAGATTAAAATTGTTGATTTTTTAATTCAACAGGAGGAAAAACAAAATGGCTAGTAGAACCACAATCAAAAAGGACCTAGGCGAAGGTCAAATTGGAGATATGAAAACATCAGAATCTAAGATGGTTTCTAATACAATGCAAGGCAGTGCTAATGAGTTGATTGGTAACCAAAGCAGACTTGATATGAATAAAGATGGCAGACTAAGCGAAATTGATTTTGCAATGCTAAGGAGAAGATAATATGAAGGTAAATGCTCCTAAAGGTTTTCATTGGATGAAGTCTGGCAAGTCTTTTAAACTTATGAAAGACCCTAAAGGTGGTTTTAAACCACACAAAGGCGCTTCTAAAAAAGCAAATTTTGCAATACAAAAAGTACATAGCAAATAATGCCTGGCCACACTGATAAAAAACCAAAACGACGTAGGGTTAAAAGAAGACCCTTAATGAAAACTGTTAAATCTTCAGTTACCAAAGGTCAACAAAAATCTATAAATAGAATCTCAGACCCAAAGAAAAAAGCATACATAAAAAGACGTATACTTATGGGTGACACTATGGCGCAAGCTAAAAAGAACTATGCCAAGAAAGAGAAATTATCGTAAAGAGTACGATAATTATCATTCTCAATCTATTCAAAAGAAACGTAGAGCAGGACGTAACAAAGCGCGCCGTATGATGGTGCGTGCAGGTAAGGCAAAAAAAGGAGATGGTAAAGATGTTTCACACAGAGACAACAATCCTTTGAACAATATCCCTAAAAATATTAAAATGGAAAAAAGGAAACCAAATAGGTCGTTTCCAAGAACTAAAACAGCTAGGAGAAAAAAATGAAATATCATGGTATAAACGCCCCACTACGAGAAGGCAAAGAATTTGCTAAACCAATGAATAAATACGCAATAATTAAAAAGAAAAAAAATGGCAGTAAAAAGAAAAAAGTCTAGTAGTAAGAAAAAAGCCGTTCCAACTAATCCTAGTTTATACGCTAGAGTAAAGGCAGAAGCTAAAAGAAAGTTTAAAGTGTATCCTAGTGCATATGCAAATGGGTGGCTTGTAAGAACTTACAAAAAGCGTGGCGGCCGTTACAGAAGTGGCTAAACGTAAAGACCCAAAAGTAGGGACAGGTAAAAAACCTAAAGGTAGTGGACGTAGGTTATATACTGATGAAAACCCTAAAGACACAGTACGAATAAAGTTTGCTACTCCAGCTGATGCTAGAGCAACAGTTGCTAAAGTTAAAAAAATAAAAAAACCTTTTGCTCGTAAAATACAAATTTTGACTGTTGGAGAACAAAGAGCTAAAGTTATGGGTAAAACCCAAGTGGTTAATATTTTCAAAAAAGGTAAAGAAAGTATTAGAAAAAAGAGGAAAAAGAAATGATGTTTATATTTGATTGGATTTACGATTTACTGATTTCAATATCAGTAATTATTAGTGTTGCTTCTATTGTGGCAACATTTACACCATCAGAAAAAGATGACATTTGGCTAGGTAAGTTTTACAAACTAGTAGATGTTATTGCATTGAACTTTAAATTAAGGAAGTAAGATGGCAAAACCTAAAGGCGGATTAACAGCATGGTTTGGAAAAGGCAAAAAAGGGGATTGGGTAGATATCTCAGCCCCAAAGAAAAAAGGCAAGTTCCAGGCATGTGGTAGAAAGTCCGCCAAAGGTAGCAGTAAACGTGGTTATCCAAAATGTGTACCACGAGCAACAGCTAGAAAAATGACACCTGCACAAAGAAGAAGTGCAGTCGCAAGGAAAAGAGCAGCAGGCAATCCAGGAGGTAAGCCAACCAATGTAAGAACTTTTGTAAAGAGGAAAAGAAATGGCAGAAAGAAAAAAAAGTAAAATGCCTGCAAGAAATAAGAAGAACTTTCGTTCTACTAAATCTGGTGCAGGTATGACCGCTGCTGGTGTCCGTGCATACAGAAGACTAAACCCTGGAAGTAAGTTAAAAACTGCCGTAACTGGTAAAGTAAAAAAAGGTAGTAAAGCGGCTAAAAGAAGAAAATCTTTTTGTGCTAGGTCTGCAGGGCAAATGAAAAAGTTTCCAAAAGCCGCAAAAAACCCAAATTCAAGATTGAGACAAGCACGAAGACGTTGGAAGTGCTAAATGCCTAAGAAAACAAAAAACTCTTTTTCAAGTGTTCACACTCCTGTTTGTGGGGTTCGAGGTAAGAAAACTTCTATTGGTAGGGGTAATATTGGTTTTTCTTCTATGAACAAGACAAAAAAGCAAAATTGGAAAAAATATAGGGGTCAGGGGAAAAATTGACTTCACAGAATCGTTTCTAACGCGTTTTTTGAGGGTAAGTAAGGGTATTAGTCCAGTTATCTAAGTATTTTTTGTAAAGGCTTCACAGGCCGTTTAGCAACCATTCGCTGTCTTTTTTGCCTAATTGGGTACCCGACAGCGCTATTTTTTATATTAATTAGTTTTCTTTTGATTTCTGGAATGGATTCCCATGTTAAAACTTGTTTTGCAGTACGACCACAACCCCCGCAACGTTTATCACCCCATTGCGTTGTTGTGCAGTAACCTATGCAAGGTGAGTCAGCTAGACTTGTTGTCTCTCCAACTAATTCTGATAATGTTTTAAAATTATTATCTTTCATAATGTTCCGCCGCCACTTCTATGAGTTTATTTAGATACCATTGAGATTTCCTTAAATCTTCGATTTGGTTCTTTCGCTCATATCGCCATAAGTATTTAAGTACGTTGCCTTTACAATATGCCATAAACTCTTTGTCTGACATACTTGCGTGTATAGCATCTATACATTCAATACCACCTTGGTTATAGTGCGGTGGACTATTTACCATATCTTTGTTCATTTTATGCACAATTTGGTTAAAAAATCAACATATTTTTTAAAAGGCCAGGCAACTCTTTGAAACTGCCCTAAACAAATAAAAGGCATGTCAGGGTTTGTAATTACATACACAGAATCGCCAGATGCAAAAACTATGTACGCATTTAAGTTATGGCTTTGTGCCCTACGTAGCCAAATACGTTGTTGTTCGGTTGTTGTAATTTTTATATGGGTGTTACTTTTTTTAGGCAGCTTCTCTCTGTATTTGTATTCTACAAAACAAAAGCCATTGGGACCGCTGTAAAATGTATCAGGAACTCCTCCATGATAAGAGTCATTTATCTTCCATCTGTATATTTCTTTTGGGAGTGCTTTGTGCACTTTGTTGATGAAGTCTTTCTCTTTCATCTTTATACGTTAGTCCTTTAAAGTATATTCTAGTTACATACCTTCTTACTATTGCTGTTATTGTTAATGTGCTTGCTTGCACTACAGATATTAGTAGAGGGTCTTTTGTAAAGAATAACATAATATAAAGAACTAACCAAGCTAGAGGGAAGTTTATACAAAACCCCAGCGAAGTGTCTGTAACAGACTCTAACATTGCTTTCTTATCTATTTTCATTATGTGTGTAAAAAAACATACAACCTAGCTTGAACCGCCAGGTTGTATGTATAAAATTATGAAACTGATTTATAAATAGCTTTAGCTACTTCGTAGTCAGTATCAATAACCCAACCCTGATTCTCAACAGCTATATTATAAAACTTTTGAGAAGCTCTGTTTTGAGTTTGTGCAGAAGTCATTTTCCATAATGAAGAAAACCTATCGCCTCCTGCTAATTTAAGTTGAGTATTCCATTCTCTAGAAACTCTTAACTTTGATGAAGAACAATCAAAAATAAAAGGCTGAGGGTCAAGAGCACCCGTCTTTTCATCTTTTTTTACAAGAAGATGACTCTGGGTTTGTATAATGTCATGGTCTTCAGCTGTTAAATTTTGATTAGCTAAAAAGTCTAAAGCATCAGCATTGGATTTAAAACTACCAATTAAGCCTCCACCTTTTTCTCTTTTTCTCCAGATAACGAATTCTTCAGTAAATTTAATGTTAATTACATACATTTCTCTACCGTAGTTTTCTCTGGTTATAGTGTTTATAAAGTCACCTGGTTTGGCGCCCTCTATATGTTCACTATGGTTTTCATCAATTTCGTTAGACAGTTGTTGTAACTGTTTAACGCGTGGCGTTTGAAGGTGGTCTGCAGTAACGTCTTCATTACCGAGTCCTCCTCCTTTTTTCGCGTGCGCAGGTAAGTTCTGCGAGACTAATGCAACATCGTTCATGGTTATTTCCTCCGTTATTCAATGTTTACTTTGACCTAAAATTAACCTTAGTTAATTCAGTCGGTTCAACTCCTGGGACATTTTCTCCCATTTGTTGAAGTTCCCTGTAAGAAGTTGCGGACGCTCTCTTTTGCATAAGTTCAAACCTACCAGTTTGCACAATATATGCTTGGAACTCGTCCCAATTATTTACAGTTGGTACTATTTCTTTTTTAATAGAAACAGTAGCTTTGTCATTGCCTATCTGGTCAACACCTTGTTTTTCCAAATTAGCAATAATCATTGCCTCTAATTCATTTTTTACTTTTTTAAGTTCTGATT